GTATGAAACCCAATCGCACCAGTCCGTACCCGTGCAAGCCATTTGCCATTGCATCTGATAAAAATATTTTTGCGGCGGGTCGCGCTCAAAAAGGTACTCAATATGCGTGGCAGTTGAGGGGCATTTAATTTCAACGCAGCCGTTTACGCCTACCAATCCGTCAGGGCTGGCTCCTGCCATCTCGATTGCAGGGTGGTTAATAAACCCCACCTCAGTTACGAGTTCGCCCACCTTGGCGCTGTAGGCGTCACGGGCTGCCCCTTCCTGCTCGACACCCCACTCCATGGCGGCATTGCTGAACCCTTCGGTCGGCTTGCCGGTCAAGCGTTCACATACGAGTTGCGCCATGTAGTTGTTGCGAGTCGCGGCGTAGCCACTCTTCGTGCGTGCCACTACATCAGCCACCTTTGAAGCAGTCACCTTGCCCAGACGGGCGGTGTGCCATTCTGTTGTCCTTTGCTCCATCACTCCTCCGATGAATACCATTGTGTTTGACGGTGTAAAAACGTCGGCCATTCAATTTTATTTGTGAACGAACGATCCTGAATCAACACATAATTAGTTGGCTGAGCGGTATATCGCCCATTAGCCAATTCCATAAAGTAAAACTCTTTCGCCTGAGTTGGTGTGGCGCTATACGCATCACCAATAGGGATTAACGTAAACAAATAACGCCCAACAAAATCTTGATCATCACACCGAGCCATACCGTTTAACCCAACGAAATATGGATACTCAATTACGCTGAATTCGTAACCATAAGCGTTCCATCTCTGCGCTAGTGTCGCATCCCAAGCATCCTCGGTTTTACGCCATGCAATTTGATGCAGCGGTACGTTTCGGTAAACAGCGCCACACTCCAGTAGAACGTGGCAACCAAATGCTCTTCCGGGATAGCAAGTCATTCCAAACCAAACCGCTTGCATCCAGTCATGCTGCCCAATTGCGTTCGGCTCAATCCAAACATACTGATGCGTCTGTAATACACCCGAATGCGCGTAAATTGCCATTGCTAATCTTCTCCTGTCTCCATGAGACGTTTAAGTTCTCGACACTCGCGCTCAAGGCGCTCCATCTTTTCTGTAGTTACAATAAGTCGGCTGGTTGCCTCGTCCCGTTGCTCCAATACGCGCCTCAACTTCTCGGCTAACGCTTGCGATAATTCTGACGAATCAGGGATCGCCATTGTGTGACCGATGATTTCGTAGTCCGACATCAGCGCGTAGTAAGGAGTCATTGCAGTTCACCTTGCTTCCACAGCAGATAGTCGTACTGCTTAATTCCACGGTGCAGCGCAGAGGCCATGTGCATAGGCTTTAGCCCCCACTCCTGCGCCAGCGGCTTATAGTTAATGCGCTTCTTGCTGGCTTTAGCATCGGCTTTACGCTCACGCAGCACCTTGTACTGCTCAAACGTAATGCCGGGGTTATAGCGCGACGGTTTAGTATAGGTTTTCATGTCCGGGCACCCGATACCACGACAAAACAATCTTGGCCGCATCCCGATGATCTTTTATCAAGCGAAGGTCTTTGGCCTTGTTCTTCTCAAACACGCCGTTTGGATACGCACCAGACTCACGCTCTTCAATCATCTGTTCCATCATCTCAACGGTATTGGTCAGCGACCAAGCCACGATGTATGACTCAACGTCACTTAGTATTTCTTTCACTAGCCTCTGCTCCTTTAGATTGAGGCCAACTTGCTTTTCTTCTCGCTGAACAGGCTTAGATGCACCTTTCGCTCGCTTGCGTTTAGGCTTTTCCATATTGCGTTTAACTCCTCGATGGTGGCTGCTAGTTGTACTGCCGCTTCTACGGCAGGATCGGTTGTGGCTGCGGCGACTTCATGCGTCTGCGAGTCAGCGTCGTTGTCGCCCTCGGTCGGGATGCAGAACGCTTGGAAGGCGGCGTACTTGTAAGCGGCAGACATGGCCTTGTTACTGGCCTTGTCGCCTGAGTCCATCGCTTCGCCTACGGTGATGACCGTGTGCTTGCTACCGTCTTCGGCGGCTACGAAATCAAACTCTACGGTCAGCGTGACGTAGAACAGCGCAGTGCCTTGACGGTTCTGGCGCTCGATAATCTGTCGGTCGGTGACGCGAGGCAGGATGCACAGGCCGTGCTTTGACAGCAGCGGCGAGAGCGCACCGTACACCGCGTCGATGCCACGGAAAGCGTAGCCCTGCGACTGGTTCTTGCTGTCTTTGCTGATGCCGATCTTCGACAGTTCGGCGGTGACAGCGGCAATCTTCTCGTAGACCTTCATGCTTGTTCTCCTCTTGCGCGGATAGCGTCGGCGCACTGTGAATTACCAAGAACCCATGCGACATGCGCGTCTGCCCTATTGCGCTCAACTAATTCGTCACACAGCCCAGCGCACGCTTCCCGCTCGACTGCGGCAACAAGGTGTGCGAACTTATAAATGGCCTCAGAAGTTTCGGCTTCAATTTGCTCAGTTACCGAATCGCCATCTATAAAGTCGATAAGGTAAAAGCCGACGCTCTGAGCCATACGTAAAATTTCTTCGCGGGTCATTGCGGGTTCCTCAGTTTGGCGGATGCGGCATCAATCGCAGCAATGCACTCAGCAAATGCTTGGTGCAGTTTGAAAGCGCCTTCGGCTTCGATGCGGTTGAGTTCGTTTAAGCCTTCGATGACGTTGAAGGCGGCGTGTTCGGCGCGGCAGTGCAACTCGAAGTGCAGTATACTCCCGTTGACGATACTGTCAACACCTGTTACTGTGCAACCTATGACACCGAAACAACTACTGAAGATTTATGGTTCCCAGAGCGAGATTGCTCGGGCGTTGGGCGTAACCCGGCAGGCTGTGCTGCGCTGGTTCAAGGAAGACAAGATTCCTGCGTTGCGCCTGTACCAAATTCAATGTGTGCTGAAGGTCAATGAATAACCCAGTTACGAATAGCACCGACATATCGTGGGCGTCACAGGCTAACGTGCGCTATTGGGAAAGCGTGAAGCACACCCCGTTTGGCAAACTAAGGCTGGCCGATGCGTATCTCGCCCGGATCGGCGTGGGCGATTGGTCGCAGCGTGCGGAGCGTACGTCGTGGCTAAAAAACTACGTAGGCGACATCCTGCGTTCGCTGGACGATGCCACCGAGGCATACGGCGACCCGCACGTTCGGGGGATGGTGCGGGAACTGTGGGGCGAGCCGGGCGTGACGAAGTTGAAGGCTAGGTGCAAATCGGCATAATCGGCGTATGCGCTACGCTAAACGCCGAGACAACAACCACACCGACATCGTAGAAGCCTTACGTAAGGCCAACTTCGAGGTCATCGACTACGCCTCGGCAGGGCACGACATCCCTGATCTGTTGGCCGTCAAGCCAATGCACGACGGTATGGCGTGGATTTGCTGGATAGAGGTCAAGGCCAAGGGTGGGCGGCTGTCAGAGGGGCAGAAACGCTTTCAGGGCTTTTTCCAGCCGAGGGGCGAGTGGTACGAAGCCCGTGACCCAGACGACACCGTATGCGCCTTACAGGCGCTTTACTTGCAGCGCCTTAAATAATTCATTTACAATACGGCCATGAAGAACTGGCGCGTATTGAACCAAAACCTGAATCTGTTTAACGAGGCCGAGGTTAAGGCGCTCTTGGACGAGGAGATTGCCGGTCAGCGGCGTTCCACGTTCCTCAAGCGCCTGCACCAGCGGTACTGCACCCTGCGTGCAAACCGCGAACGGGCTGAGATATTCAGCGCCGCCGCAAGTATGTCAGGTAGTCAGCCCCCTCTTCCGGGTCCCACCACACTTTCACCAAGTCTGGATGGTCAGGCGGTAGCGCAGGGTTAATCGTCGTTAGCGCACAGGGCGACAGGCAGTTGTCCCTGAACCCGCGCTCTTTGGCGTAGCGGTCGTAAATCTTGTAGGACGCCACCTTACAGGCGTGCATCGTGATGCCGCTGATTGCATCCTTCAGGACGCTATAAGCCGACTCGTGCTTGTGACCGGCCACGTATAGGTGGTCGCGGGTTCCCATCAGCGCAGCCTTCATCGGCCCATGCGCCGGATTCCAAATACTAGAGCCGCTGTGGTCGTGGCGGGCGTTAACCCGTACCTCTAGGCCGTTCGGGAATCGAAGCGCTAGGCGGGCTTCTGAGGACTTATAAAGGGCATCCTGCTGCTTGGCTATCCAACGCAGGGGATCGCCTGAGCCTGACCACAAGTCGTGGTTTCCGCCGATCATGTACAGCCAGTTGCAGCGGTTGATAAACCACTCGGCTATTTTCCAAGCCTGAGCGGCGGAGGTCGTCTGGTCGGCGTAGAGGCGGGCAAGGCGGCCACACCAGTTGTTCGTGGTGTCGCCTACGTTCGCTGCGAATAGCCCCTCGGTGCGGTTCACAAGGTCAGTGTGGCGTTCGATGGCTTCTATGTCGCAGCCGTCATCGTCTACGTGCGGGTCGCCAAAGTGCAGGATGCCGATAGCACCGTCCATCTTCACTTTGATAGGAATGAGTTTGCTGGCTTCTTCGTGTTCCCGCTTGTGCTGGAACTTGCGCTTGCGCTGGGCAATCAGTTCCTCGATGGGAACGTCGTCGTCGGGCAGCGCGGTGAACTCGTAGTCACCCTTATCTACCACTTGGCGTCCGGGCTGGTAGGTGGAGTCAGGGATAATGTACCCCTTGTCCTTCATCTTTTTTAGCCGCATCTGCAAAGTCCGCTCGTTCATTTTGAACTTTGCAGCGACTATTGCCCGTATGCCGTTTGCTTCCTGTAG